CATGTATGAGCATCGCGGAGACTTTGAAAGATACCCGCCTCCCCAGCCTCCCAAGCTCCTAACGCAGCTTTTGCAGCCATATCAAATAATGCGATTTACTTCTACGCCTTTCAAGGGAATGGTTAGAGCGGGGATTGGCTAAATGTCTATCGGGAACATGCGGAATAGGCTTGAGCTACAAGCTCCCACAAGAACCTCAGATCAAGGCGGTGGATCTTCTGTTGTTTGGACAAAGGTTGCTACTGTTTTCGCAAGCATAACCCCGCAATCTTCGAATGAGGCGGTATTTGCAGATAAGCTTAGGGATGCCCTTCGAAGCACGGTGCGCGTTCGGTACAGAACAGATTTAACAACTGCCAATCGCTTGGTTCAAACATACCGCCGCAACGGCGTTCAAACCACAAGAACCTTCACGATCAATGGGGTCTTGAACGTAGACAATCTTTTCAAGTATCTTGATCTCGATTGTGAGGAAGGGGTGGCCTCATGACAAGCATTAAGACGAGGGTAACGAGAGCGCCAAAATATGCTAAGGTCGAGGCCAAATACGCTTCGGTTGTTAAAAACATTATAGCGTCTGGCGTCCAAGATACCATGAACACCGCGAAAATAAGCATACAGCAACACCAAAGCAAGGGTAGAACTTATGGTAAGCACACCGCCTCCGTTGCTGGTAATCCTCCAAACTCTGATACTGGATTTCTCGCAAACAATATTTTTATGGTTTTAGATGCGGATAAATTTGGCGGCGCTGTTGAAAGTCGCGCAGATTACTCTGGCTTCCTTGAGTTTGGCACAAGCAAGATGGGCGCTAGGCCATACCTTCAACCAGCACTTGAGGAAAACAGGCCGAAGATCAGAAGAATGTTTGCACGTTTGCGGTCAAGGGGCGTTTAAATGGCGTTACACTCATGGAACCTACAAAAAGCGATATACGCAAAGCTAAACGATGCAACCATATCTGGGGCCAGCGTTGCAGACGTACCAGTATATGATGATATTCCAGAGGGAACTTCTGCGCCATATATCAATATTGGAGAAGAAACCGCCATCAATGATGGCACGAAAACCGTGGATGCGGTGGAGCATACACTAACCATTCATGTTTGGTCTGAATATCGGGGCAGATATGAAATAAAGCACATTATGCAACAGGTCTACCAAAACCTTCATAATGCTGCTATAACTGTGTCAGGTGCTTCACTGGTAAACATACGGCAAGAGTTCGCCACAACCCTTGAAGAACCTGATGGAATAACGCGGCATGGGGTCATGAGATTTCGCGCCATTGTGTTTGATAACTAAGGAGAAAGAACATGGCGGCACAAAAAGGCTCCGCAATGCTATTAAAGGTTGATATTAGCGGCACGGCAACAACTGTTGCTGGATTGCGCTCAACCTCAATTTCAATGAACGATGAAGCGGTTGATGTAACAACCAAAGATAGCGCTGGCTTGAGACAGCTTTTGGCTGGCGGCGGCGTTCAGTCGTTCAGCGTTTCTGGATCGGGTGTTTTCACAGATGCTGCATCAGAGGCGGCGGTTCGCACAGCTTTTGACGCTCAAAGAACAGCGGGAACATTCGTTGATTTTGATGTGATCATTCCAGACTTCGGAACATTCGCTGGCCCAATGATGATTGCCACGCTTGAATATGCGGGTGAGTATAACGGCGAAATCACATATTCATTAACCCTTGAGAGCGCTGGAACCTTCGCGTTTACGGCGGCTTAAAAATGAGTTGGCTCAGTGTTGAAATAGAGGTTGATGGCTCAACCATTTCTGGCTGGGCCAAATCAAATTCTCAAAACGAATTTGCAGTAGCTTTCTCCTGTGGCCTTGAGGTGGGTGGACATTTCAAGGCTGGGGGGAAATCATATATTGCAGAAACCGTGACCGATGTATTAGATCGCGGAGAACAACTTCTAATAGGTGGAAAGGAAGTGAAACATGACAAACCCAAATCGCGGGGAAATGCTCATAACGCTGGGCGAAAAAACTTGGAACTCAAGGGTGACAATGGACGGGCTGGCGAGGATTGAGGCATTTTGTGGATACGGAATTATCAAAATTCTAGGAAAGCTCACTGAGGGCGATCTTACCACAACAGAAATTTGCGGCATAATTCATCCGATTGTGAAGGGTGGCGGCAATGATGTCTCCATGAAGGATATTCAAAGGGCGGTCTGGGATGCTGGGCTGGCTGATGCAATGCGGGTTTGTGGTGAGGTATTAGCCTCTGCCCTTAACGCGGGGCAAGACGAGGGAAACGAAGCAACGGCGGGAGCAGCGTAGAGAATTTCCCTTGGGCTGATTTCATGCAAATCGGTCTGGGGAAAATGCAGATGAGGCCAGATGATTTTTGGAACATGAGCCTTGTTGAGTTCTATGCTGCTTTAGAAGGTTTTGCAGAGTTCAATTCTGGGGGAGCGCCGCCGCCCCTTCATAGGGATGAGCTAGAGGACTTAATGGAAAGGTATCCAGATTAATGGCTACAACAGTTGATACCCTTCTAGTCCGCATTGAAGCGGATATGTCTGATTTAAAGCGGTCTTTGGATAAGGTTCAAAGAGACGTTGACAGATCAACAAACAAGATGGGCAGCGCCTTCAAGACTTTGGGCAGGGGCATCACTGCTCTAGCTAGTGGCGTTGTGGTTGCTCAACTTGGTAGGGCGGGTATGGCCGCAATAAATTTCGCCAGTGATGTTGGTGAAATGCAATCAAAGTCAAAGGTTGTTTTTGGTGCTTTTAGGGATGATGTAGTTTCGGCGCTTGATGATTTTGGTCAAAGCGTAGGAAGGTCTGTTTTTGAACTTGAGGGAATGGCCTCAAGCATTCAAGACACTTTTGTTCCAATGGGCTTTGCAAGAGGCGAGGCTGCAAAGCTTTCTGTTGAGCTTACAAAGCTGGCTGTTGACGTTGCGTCATTCAACAATGCAAGCGATACGGAAACAATGGAAGCGTTCCAGAGCGCTTTGGTTGGGAACCATGAGACGGTTAGGCGCTTTGGGATTGTCATTACAGAAGCAACCTTAAAGCAAGAACTTATGCGGATGGGTATAACCAAAGCCGCCAAAGATGTTTCAAACGCTGAAAAGGTTCAAGCTAGATTAAACCTTATAATGGCGGGAACGAGTGACGCTCATGGGGATGCGGCCAATACCGCAGCAAGTTTTGCAAACCAAATGAAAGCTGCACAGGCTGACGCTCAACTTTTAGCCAAGGAAATAGGCGAAGAACTTATGCCTATGGCGCTCAGTTTAGTTGGTGTGTTTAGGGAGGTTACGCAAGCCATTTTAGACGCGGGTATAGCTATGGGTATTTTTACCGTAGAGCCAGCGCAAAAATTGAGGGTGGTTAATAAAGAGATTTCAAAGCTAAACGAGGCTTTTACCGTCATGGAGGCTATGCAGGGCCGTCTGGGTTCTGATGGTATCCAAGGGCAAATGGCGAATTTGCTTGATAGCTATGGGGGCGTTGATGAGGCGCGTGAAGCACTTAACAGGCTAAGGGGCGAAAGAGATGAGTTGCGGGCCTCTATTGATGAATTAAACGCTGCGTCAGAAAAGGCCAAGAAATTATCAGAAGGAGCAAGCTCTGGCCCAGTCACCGCTCCCGATCTTACACCTACGCCGCCAAAGCTTCGCACAGACCAAGAAGTTTTGGATGCTATGGTAAAGCAGCGGGGCGAGCTTAAAGAACTTAGAAAAGAATTTAACCTTAATATAAATATGGAAAGAGACCTTGCGAGGGCGATTGAAACAAAAAATGAACAGCGCGAATTTGATTTAAGGACGGAACGCGCTCATTTAGAATTAAAGAAGCAATTTCCTGATCTTGATGCTGCCGAGCTTGATATGATGGCTTTGACCATAGCGCAAAGAGATCTTAATGTTAGAAAGCTTGAACAGCAAAACAAGGCCGAAGAAGAATATGCAGCAAACAAACAAGCAAGAATAGATGCGGGCCTTGCTTTTGTTCAGCAACAGGTTGACGCGGATTACAACCTTACACAAAGCCAAGAGGCTCTCAATGAGGCTAGGGCGGCGGGTGCAATAAGCGCAGATGAATTAGCCGCAGCAAATGCCCTTCTTGGACTTGAGACGTTGAGGCTAAACCCTATGTTTGAAAGCTTCGAAAGCGGGGCTATTGGTCTTGCGGATGGCGTGTCAAATGCTTTCGCAGATATGGCAATGGGCGCGAAGGTTTCACTGCAAGATTTTGAAAATATGTTCAAAGATTTTGTGAAGCAAATGCTGGCTCAAGCTATCAAGCTTTTAATTGTTAATGCAATCTTGAGGGCGCTTGGTGTTCCCTTGCGTTACGATGGATCGGGTTTTAAGGCGGGGGCTGGTGATGCCTTTGGGGGCGCTGTACCACAAGCCTCTGCGGGCGGCGGTGCAATGTCTAGGGGCAGACCCTATCTTGTAGGAGAGCGCGGCCCAGAGCTTATTATTCCAGCCTCATCAGGAACAATTAAAAACGCCCACGATACCAGAAACGCCATGAAGGGCGGCGCTACGGTAGTCAATCAAACTATCAATGTTGAAACTGGGGTATCTCAAACGGTTCGCGCTGAAATGCTTTCGTTGCTGCCAGTCATAAAACAGGATACACTGGCGGCGGTCGCGGATGGAAAACGGCGCGGCGGCTCATTTGGACAGGTTCTTTCGTAATGGCACTTATCACAATGCCCAGCACCCCAGCGTTCTCAGCGTCCACTTGGTCGATCAAGCGGGCCGTGGCGCAAAGCAGAAGCCCATTTAGCGGCCATGAGCAGGTCTATGAGTATTCAATGGCATGTTGGCAAGCAACTGTTACTTTGCCCCCTATGAAGCGCTCTCAGGCGGGCGCATGGCAAGCCTTCTTTTTGAAGCTGCGCGGGCGGGCCAATACGTTTTTGATGGGCGATCCTGACGGGCAGTCAAATATTGGCACAGCCACAACGGTATCGGTTACAAGCGGAACCCATGCAATCGGAGACACTACTATTCCCCTGACCCTTAACGGCACTTTGAAGGCTGGCGATTATGTGCAGTTTGGAACCAGCGCCACATCTCAGCTTCATATGATTGTTGCAGATATGTCAGGAACGGGAACCGCTACAATCGAGCCATCGTTAAAAGTAGCAATTAGCGGGTCTACATCTGCCTCAATATCTGGTACAACGGCGGTAATGAGAATGGATAGTAACGATCTGGGGTGGGATGCAGATCATGTTAGCAAGTACGGCTTCTCATTTAGCTGTACGGAGGCCTTATGAAATTGAGTGACGCAATACTTTCTCCCGCTGTTGCCGCTGGCATAGCTATTGTTGCCGCATTGGGCGCGATTTTAAGGTTTGTATTTACCAACCAAAAAAAGATCGCTGTTCTTGAGGCTCGCTATGATGACATCAAATATCTTCTCAAAGAAATGCGCGATGAGCAAAAAGAGCTTAGACGCGACGTTCAGAATTTAGCCCGCAAATAAAATGTGATATGGTGGGGGCATGATTTGCGCCCTAACTTCAATCGCTTTTGGAATGTATCCCTTTGGGGTGATGTTCAAGGCGTGTCGTTATGGATGCCCGCCGCCTTCGTTTTATTACCATTACCCAAAGGTCATAAGAATAATCCCAGAGGCAGATTGCCCTCGGTATGTAATTGTGGGGCGTGATACATGATTGATCCATTTACAGCGCTCGCGGCCGTAAAATCTGCGGTGGCAGCGGGCAAGGAACTGGTCAACGTAACCAAACAAATCGGAGAGTTCTTTGATGGCGTAGATGATTTACGCGCAGCGCATGAAAAAAAGAAGAACAGCCTTTTTTCTGGTTCAGATGAAAACGCTATGGAAACCTTTGTCAATTTGCAGAGGGCCAAGGACGCCGAGGAGGAGCTTCGTCAGATCGTAATTGCAACCAGAGGTTTTAGCGCATGGGGTGAATTGCAAGCTATACGGGTGCAAGCAAGGAAGGATCGTAAGGCAAAAGCGGAAGCGGAGAGAAAACGAAAGGCAAAGATGGTTGAGCGCATCGTTATTTATGGCGGTGCAACTATCATTGTGACGATTATGCTTGGAATAACGATTGTGATCATTCTGGCAAAGCAGGGGCGAATTTAGGGTCCAACAGGAGCGATAAAGGGTCCAACGGGTCCAACGGGTCCAATAGGGCTGACAAGGGGACCAAAGAGGGCAAAGGGGGCAAAGGGGGCCGACAAATAGGCCCAACAGGCCCAAAGGGTCCAACTGGGCTGATAAATAGGCCCAAAGGGTTTAACAGGTCCAACAGGTACAACTGGACCAGAAAAAAGGCCCAAAGGGGCCAAAAGGTCCAACAAACAGGCCCAAAGGGGCCAAAGGGGCCAAAGGGTCCAACAAACAGGCCCAAAGGGGCCAAAGGGGCCAAAGGGTCCAACAAACAGGCCCAAAGGGGCCAAAGGGGCCAAAGGGTCCAACAAACAGGCCCAAAGAGGCCAAAGGGGCCAAAG